TTTGGGTCCAGCCAGAAGCAGGAATGACATGAAGACTGGCGCCGAAGGTATCGATTTAATTAAAAATTTTGAGGGCTGCGAGCTCAAGGCGTACTGGTGCCCGGCCGAGGTCTTGACCATTGGCTATGGGCACACCGCAAACGTCCACGAGGACGACGAGATCGAAGAGGCCGACGCCGAGGAGCTCCTGAAGGCGGACCTTGAAGAATTTGAAGAATATGTGGAGCAGTACGTTGAGCCTGAGCTCACGCAAAATCAGTTCGACGCCCTGGTGGCGTGGACTTTCAACCTGGGGCCGGGGAACCTCAAGGAGAGCACGCTGCTAAAGCGCCTGAATGAGGGCGATTTTGATGACGTGCCGAATCAGATCCGCCGCTGGACCAAGGCCGGCGGGAAGGAGCTCCCTGGTCTTGTCCGCCGGCGCGAAGCAGAGGCTTTGCTGTTCCTCGGGGAAGACTGGCGGCAATGTCTAGCCTAGCGCTCAAGGACTTCGATCTCCTCTCCGACAGTGAAAAAACGGAGGCCATGGCCCTGCTCAAGCGCTACGAGACGCTTGAGAAGCAGGAGACCGCCCAGAAGGATTTCATGGCCTTCGTTAAGACCCAGTGGCCTGATTTCATTGAGGGCCGGCACCACCAAATCATCGCCGAGAAATTCAACAAAATCGCCGACGGGAAGCTTAAGCGCCTGATCGTCTGCCTCCCGCCGCGACATTCAAAGTCTGAGTTTGCGAGCACCTTCTTCCCGGCCTGGATGATGGGCCGGCGTCCTAACCTCAAGATCATCCAGGCGACCCACACCGCCGAGCTCGCAGTGCGCTTTGGCCGCCGGGTGCGGAACATTATCGACAGCGATGCTTACCAGGAGGTGTTCCCGAGCCTCCAGCTTGAGGGCGACAACAAGAGCGCAGGCCGCTGGACCACCAACGGCGGCGGCGAGGCCTTCTACTCAGGTGTGGGCGGTGCTATCACCGGCCGCGGCGCTGACCTCCTGGTGATCGACGACCCGGTTTCGGAGCAAGACGCGCTCTCGGCGACGGCCCTGGACGGCATCTACGAGTGGTACACCTCCGGTCCCCGGCAGCGTCTCCAGCCGGGCGGGATCATCGTCATCGTCATGACCCGATGGTCCACGAAGGACCTCGTGGGGCGTGTCCTCAAGAAGCAGGGCGACGATTACGCCGACCAGTGGGATGTGGTTGAGTTCCCGGCGATCATGCCCGAGAGCGAGGATCCGCTTTGGCCTGAGTTCTGGAAGAAGGAGGAGCTCCTTTCGGTCAAGGCTTCCCTGCCGATCTCCAAGTGGAACGCGCAGTGGATGCAGAACCCTACCGCCGAGGAGGGTTCGATTGTTAAGCGCGAATGGTGGCGCCGCTGGGAGCCTGACCACGTCCCGGCCTACAGCTATGTGATCCAGTCCTACGATACTGCTTATTCAAAAAAGGAGACCGCCGACTACTCGGCGATCACCACCTGGGCGATCTTCCAGCCAGAAGAGGAGGGCCCGGAGCAAATCATCCTCCTTGATGCCAAGCGCATGCGGGTCGATTTCCCTGACCTGAAGAAGATCGCTATGGAGGAGTATCGTTATTGGGAACCGGATTGTGTCCTGATCGAGGCCAAGGCCTCGGGCACGCCCCTGACTCACGAGCTCCGGCGTATGGGCATCCCGGTGACGGCGTATACCCCGAGCCGTGGGCAGGATAAGATCGCCAGAATGAACAGCGTGGCCCCGATCTTTGAATCGGGTATGGTCTGGGCTCCGGAGCAAACTTTTGCCGAGGAGGTGATCGAGGAGATGGCATCGTTCCCGTTTGGGGATAACGATGACTTCTGCGACTCTTCGACCATGGCGCTGATGAGGTTCCGCCAGGGCGGTTTTGTTACCCTGGACGAGGATTACCAAGAAGAAATGAGACCCATGCGGCGAGATAGGGTGGTGTACTACTAATGGCTATCGAGAAACGTGAGCTAGGCACGCAGGACGATCCCGACGTCATTCCCATGGGGAACCAGGTCGAGGTCTTCCCGGAACCCTCCCGGGACGAGCAGGTGCGCGACGCGGCCATGATCCTGGTCGCCGAAGAGGGTCTCCTCATCGACGACGAGATCGATGCGATGCCGGAGATGCCTCAGGCGGCTCACGACGAGAACCTCGTCGAATACTTGGACCGCGGCGATCTTATGACCCTGGCCGGCGACGTTTTGTCGTCGATCAAGGCCGACAAGGAGTCGCGTTCTGACTGGGAGAAGACCTACGTCGATGGCCTGAAGTATCTGGGCATGCGCTTCGACGACAGCCGCTCTCAGCCCTTTGAGGGCGCCTCTGGGGTGATTCACCCGATCCTGGCCGAGGCCGTCACCCAGTTCCAGGCCCAGGCCTATAAAGAGCTCCTACCCGCCAAGGGCCCGGTGAAGACCGAAATCGTCGGCGCTCGCACCGTCGAGGTTGAGCAGCAGGCCGAGCGCGTCGGCAACTTCATGAACTTCTACGTTATGAATATCATGGAGGAGTACGACCCCGAGCTCGACATGCTCCTGTTCTATCTGCCCCTGGCAGGATCGGCCTTCAAGAAGGTGTACTACGACACGGTGCTAGACCGGGCGGTGAGCAAGTTCATCGCCCCCGAGGACCTGATCGTGCCCTACGAGGCCCCGGATCTGTTCTCTGCCGAGCGCGTGACCCACGTCCTGACCATGAGCAAGAACGAGATCCGGAAGCTGCAGCTAAATGGCTTCTACGCGGATGTTGAGCTCAAGGGCGGCAATGGCCACTACTCTCGGGACGATATCGAGGAGCAGATTGACGAGATCGAGGGCCAGTCCCCGTCCTACCAAGAGATGCGTGACCGTATGGTCTACGAGGTTCATACGATCCTCGACCTTCCGGGCTTTGAGGACGTCGGCGAGGACGGTGAGCCCACGGGGCTGAAGCTGCCCTATATCGTTACCATCGACGAGGATTCCCAGCAGGTTCTTTCGATCCGCCGCAACTGGAACGAGCAGGATCTGAGCAAGCGCAAGATCAATTATTTTGTGCAGTTCAAGTTCCTCCCGGGCCTTGGCTTCTATGGCCTGGGCCTGTCGCACATGATTGGTGGTCTATCCAAGGCCTCGACCTCGATCCTGCGCCAGCTGATTGACGCCGGCACCCTGGCCAACCTGCCTGCCGGCTTCAAGGCCCGCGGGATGCGGATCCGGGACGAGGACAACCCGCTCCAGCCCGGCGAGTTCCGGGATATCGACACTACCGGCGGCTCCCTCAAGGAGAACCTGATCCCGCTGCCCATCAAGGAGCCGTCGAACGTCCTGATGCAGCTGCTTGGGCTGCTTGTGGAGTCCGGGAAGCGCTTTGCCTCGATCGCCGACATGAACGTCGGGGATATGAACCAGCAGATGCCTGTGGGCACGACCGTGGCCCTGCTGGAGCGCGGAACGAAGGTGATGAGTGCGATTCACAAGCGCCTTCACTATAGCCAAAAGCTTGAGTTCCAGCTCCTGGCGCGGGTTTTCAGCGAATACCTGCCCCCGGCCTATCCTTATCAAACAGGCTCCGGTGCGCAGCAGGTCCTGAACGCTGATTTCGATGGCCGGGTGGACGTGATCCCGGTTTCTGACCCGAACATCTTCTCCCAAAGCCAGCGAATCACCATGGCCCAGGAGCTGATGAGGCTCGTGCAGTCTAATCCGGAAATCCATGGCCCACGGGGCGTCTACGAGGCCTACCGGCGGATGTATGCGGCCCTCGGCGTCGACGATATCGATACCCTCCTGCAGCCGCCCCCGGAGCCTCAGCCACCCATGCCGGTGGACGCGGGCCTGGAGAACTCTGGGCTTCTCCTGGGGCAGCCGGCGCAGGCCTTTGAGCCGCAGAACCATGTAGCCCACGTCGACGCCCACCGCCAGCTGTTCCTGACCCAGGTGGTCAAGGATAACCCGCAGCTGCAGGCGATAATCATCAGCCACATGCTCCAGCACCTGCAGTTCCGGGCCTCTCAACTGGCCCAGCAGCAGCTTCCGCCGGAGGTGATGCAGCAGATTCAGCAGCTGCCCATGCTTGCGCAGCAGCTTCCGCCTGAGCAGGTGCAGATGTTCCAGCAGCAGGTGCAGATGTTGATCGACCAGCTGGCTTCGCCGATTTTGGCCCAGCTGACCGCAGAGCTTATGGAGTCTATCGGCCAGGGCGGGGCAGACGACCCGCTGGTGCAGATTCGCCAGCAAGAGCTCCAGCTGCGCGCTGCCGAGCTCCAGCAGGATCAGAGCGAGTTCCAGGCCGAAGAGCAGCGCCGGATCCAGGAGAAGCTCCTGGAGGCCGAGATTCAGCGCCAGCGCATGGACCTTCAGAAACAAATA